ATCCCTAAGCTCTATGAGAAACAGCGTGACCGTATCTTTAAGCAGATTGGCAAGCGCATGGACGAGCGGTTCTGGGTTAGCACGCTGGCTATGGATTTAGTTGGCCTTCGCATATCTCAGAAGCTAGGCTTGCACGATTTTGACTTGGTGAACCTTGAGCGTTGGGTGTGTGAGTATTTGTCGAGCTTGCGTGGTGAAGTGCAATCTGAAGTTGTACTGGCAGATGACCTAGTGGGTGAGTTCCTAATGGACCACTCAAACAGTATCTTAGCGGTCGGTAATCACATCAACCCTCGCAGTGGCGACAACATTTGGATGCCGTCACGCAGCTCTAAGCTGGTGGCTAGGTTTGAGCTCGATGAGAACCACATGTTTATATCTAAGAAAGCGTTTCGTGAGTATTGTGTGGACCGGCAGTTCACTGAGTCTCAAGCCCTTAGTCAGGCTTCGGAGGAGGGCTCAACCTTCCGGTACATCAAGACAGTTAAGAAGCGCATGATGGCTGGCACCGCGATAACCGCGCCGGGTGTGGACGCTCATGTTTTCCAGTGCGACCCGAATGAGGCGGAAGCTTTGTTTGGAGTGTTGGAGCAGCGCGTCGAGGGCGAGGACGAGGAATAAGATGTGCTTCGGTGGGACTTTGAAGCTGTGCTTGGCGGTATGCGTATCGGAGACAGTTTCTTTGTCCCTTGCTTACAGTGCACAACCTATAGAAGTCAGATAAAGCGCTTAGCCAACGAGTTTGGCATAGAAGTGCGTTGCATGCAGCGGACTGAGAACTATATCAAGGGTGTACGAACGTGGAGAATCCGGTAGAATCCTACTTGCAGTGACGTACTGCTCTCTCCTCCCTGACCGCGTCACTGATCTCTGAAGTGGGTTGCCCCCGGACTACCGGGGGCTCTTTTTTACTCATCATAAGCAAAACTACGCATCCTGCGTATCTGCGGTGCTAGCCTAGCCTGCAACGCTTCTTCTGCCTCAATCCTTTCGCGCTTCTCCGCTGAAGACAGATTAGAGTTCTTAATCCTGTCAATGCGGTCTCTGCTTTTGCTTATAGTGTTAGCCACACGGTTAACTTGCCTGCGAATTTGCAGCAGGCGTGAGCTATCTTCGAGAATCTCTTCTGCCCTTTCTGCGTCCCCGCGCTCTCGGGCTAGGTTGAGAGACCCAATAGCTTTGCTTGTTTCATCGCGCAGACTATACAAGTCTTGTTTAAACCCAGTGCCTTGCCTGCGTGAGAACACAGTTCGCCCAATCGGTATATCTGCAAGCTCTCGTGCTGGGTCAAACTCACCAGTGGCGGTTTCATACATAACATCGGTGGCCAGCAGCATATTCGAGCCGACGTAACCAAACATCGAGCGAATGAAGTAATCCGCTTTTAGCGGCGACACGCCAACACTGGCAAACAGCTTAGCTAGCTCTGATGTGTTGTCTCTGTACTGCTCCTCGATCTGGAGGTTTTCTTCTCTCAGTCCGACGATTGGTGCGCCTGTAAAGAAACTACGGTTAAGCGCTACTTCAGTGATTGGCTTTATAATCTGCGGGTACATGTTAGGCCCACTCAAAGCACTGATGGTCGCATCACCCATTTCTTTATAGAACTTTTTAGAGTCATTATCTTCGACCAACGCGTTCATTATCAGCGTCTCAGGAATCATCTTTGTGAACAGTGCAATGTCTGCAGGCAAGCGGTACCTAAGCGAAGGCAATCCTTCCCCTGTTGGGATCAAGAAGTTGCTCGATCGAATGTATGCAGGCTGATTTAGATATTCCTCGTCATCCGACATGGCCAGTGCGTACAGCGAACCAAGAACAGCCAGCTTACCCATGCCACTGTAAAACCTAATCAGAGACTGCTTCCTATCTTTAAGCGTTAGCCCCTTGCCTGACATGCCCCGCATCAGGACTCGCATGCCCTGAAGGTAGGCGTTGAAGAACGGAATACTCGCCCGCGCTAGCGCTGCATACTGACTAGCACCACGGTTGTTGAAGTTAATGATCTCGTCCGCTCTAAAGTGAGCCTCTGCTTCGGTGCCGCCTTCGGCAATAGTCTGTTCATACACAGACATCCTAACGGCCAAGTCAGACGCCTCAGCATTTCGCTCACTGAACCTAAGAATTTTTTGGAACGGGTTTAAGTCTCTGCCGCCAGCTAACTCATCCAGCTGCCGAGCGCGTTCTACACGCACATCGAACTGACCAAATATGCCTGTCCCGGCTAGTTCTTGCGGGCCAAACTCACCTCGCGCCAATGCCCTTCTCACCCGAGCAAAATTCTTAGGCACTTGCCGGGCTGCCTTGGCAGGGTTTTTTAGTCCGCTTAATGCGTACACTCGGAACGTATCCTGCATCAACTGCCCGAGGATAAAGTCTAGTGAGAGTGTCACGCCTTTACGCAGTATGTTCGCAGGCACACTGAGAATGTTGAGGCCCGGAATTGACACCGCTTCGGTGCCACGCCATGCGTATGAATCCAGTCGGTCTAGCGGTAGCGCGTACTGAGTTTTGCCGTCCTCCATCCATGAGATAACAAACTCGCGATCTGCAGCCGGGGCTTCTGCTGGGTCGTTGTACTCGGCCTCTAAGGCACCCATGTCACGAAGCTCCAACGCTAGCTTGCGTGATGCTTGGTTTTTAATCGCGGACATGGTGATGTAGTCAAGAATGCCTGCCATGTTTTCCATGACATCATTAACTTCTCTTGGTGAGCCTTTGAGGCGCGGCACCTGTGCTAGGTTCATTAGGTTAGTTGCACGGGTTTCGTAGGCCGATATAGCGTTTTGCTCATTCTCTTGGATAAGCCGGTTAAACGGGATATACGCTACATTGCCTTTTAGATCATCAGCATACTCGCGAGACATAAACCCAGTCTCAACCGCGAGGTCTAAAGCCCTGTTCTTTGCTGAAGTCCATTGGTCAAACGCCGTCTGCAGCTCGGGATATGTAGAAAACAGTTTAATGTTTTCACGGTTTTGGCGTTGGCGCTCAGCAATCTGCTGGCTGTCCATACCCGGATACATGTCTGTGAACTGCTGCTCTAGCCGTGCGACTTCACGAGTATTACCTTTGGCACGCGCTTCTTCTATCTTGCGCTGAATTTCTTCGTTGACACGGTCTAGCTCAAGTTCCCTCTGAGAGATTGCAGCGACGTTAAAGCGGTGCTTAGCGTTAGCAAAGCCAATGCGCTCGCCAAGGTTCCGTAGAGTCACAAGCGCATCTTCATAGGACGCCACGCCGTCTTCTCTCACAGCGTCGTACTTGCCTGACTGTTCATTAAACTTAAAGCTGCCTGCTCGCTTCAAAGACGCAGAGAACTGGTCCGCACGTTGAGCCTGAAGAAACGACATAATCGGGTTAATGCCGTAAATAGCGCTCTGAACAGTGTTGTTGTACCTAGCTTCCAGCTTGTCTGACAGGGTTGCTGCTGTGTTTAGCACCTGAATGCGGAACCGATCAAACGCTCGGTACTCACCTCGGCGAAGTTTATGCGCTCGGGCAAACACGTTTTCTTTTTGCTGGTCGACAGACGCCGCGCGATCAGCAGCTACCTCGTCAAAGCCATCGTTTAAAGGACTAACGCGATCTGATGACCGTGAGTATTGAACTTGATCGAAGTAGCTGTCGTCTAAGTTCTCTTCAGAGATAATCTGCTGCGAGCGGTCTCTCGGCTGGATTCGTCCTTCAGCTATATCCCGCAGGTAGTTGCCTGCATCTCGGATGCTAAACCCTTGATACCCTTTATCCCACGCGCGCTGCATTGTGTGGGCAGCCATATTTGGAGAACGAACAAACGCCCGGTCACTGCGGGTCGCTGCTTTGCCACCTTCGACGTGCAACGCAGCCTCGTAAACCAACTGGTCCAGCAACACGTCTGAGGGGTCAACAAATCCTAGCTTAGACAGAGCGGCACGCACTCGGCGAACAATGTTATCCCACACACGACGCACGCCACTGTCGCTTAAGTAGCTAGCTTTTGATTCAGCAATATGCGCAATAATCTCACGAGCTTCTTGGTTTTCGTCTAAGTTGTACTCGCCTTGTTGGTTGGTGTACTCGCGACGAAGATTAGTCACTATCTCTTGGATTCGCGCGTTGCTAGTCTTTATCCGCTTGATCTGCTGGACTAGGTTGTTGAAGCCGGGCCGTCCTAGCAAACCTTCCATACCTGCGTGACCCACAACCTCGTGGGCAATCACTGTTTCCAAATCAAACTCTGTGACTGCGTCTGCAACGATGTAAACTTTGCCGTTGTAGTAAACGCCGCGCACGTTGGTAGGCACGTCTATGTCAGGAACGTTGTTGCTCGACTGCACAATCTCAATTTCAATCGTGTCTTTTAAGCGGTTAATCAGCTTGCGCCCTGCTTTTTTCAAATCTTCGGCGCTAGACAGCTGCTTGTTGCCTACTGGCACTCGGCTGAACACTGGGTCAATGTCATCGTCGACAGGCCCTTCTTGCTCTAACCGCTCAATGTCTGCAACTTCTTCGTCCACCTCACGGTCTATGGCTCGACGGCGCTCATCAGAAATGCGCTGAGCCGCATCTCGAACTTCGGCGGGTACGTCATTAGCCATCTGCCTAACCGGCTTAACCTGCTGTGCCATATCAAGCGCAACATCGATGTTGGCCGTAAAGTACGCACTATCAATCGTCTCTCGGTAGACGTGCATGATAGCCTTGGCCCGCGCTTGATCGCCCTGCTTAATAGTTTCTTTAAACGCGTCAGCTTGTTCTTGGCTAAGAATGCCGTCTGTTACTGACTGATCAAGCAGAGCGTTAGTGTTCTGTTCGTTGGGCGCATTGAACGCACGCTGCATAGGCACAGCAATCGGCGGCAAACCTTCTAGTGCAAGGTTGCTAGGCTCTGCTCCAGTTTCGTCTCGCTCAGCAGGTACGCTATCGCGGCCCACTCCTCGGGCCGGACGTCTTCCAGCTGGTTGGGCAGGCTGCTCGTCACGTCCTCTATCCACATCCACGCTTGGCTCAGCATCTGGCTGCTCAGCGGCAGGCTCCGGTCGGTCACGAACAGCACGACGGCTGGGTCGTCCTTGCTCTGCTTGCTCAGCGGCTCGTTCAGCAGCCTGCTCGGCGGATTCTGCGGCTTGTTCTGCATCTTGTGCTGCCTCTGTGGCGGTTTCTGCGGCATCAAATAGTTCGCCCTGCACAGGCTCAGCAGCGGGCTCAGGCTCTGGCGTCGTTTCCGGCTCAGGCTGCGCAAGCAAATCAGGCTGCTCCGGCTGTACTTCACCGGCTTGTTCCTGCTCAAGACGACGCTGCTGAGCACGGCGCTGGCTGGATAGGCCAGATTTCAAACGCCCCCACTGCTGAGAACCTAACTGAGACCGTGCTTCTTGCTCGACAGCCTGTGTTAGCTGCGGATCGTTGATCGCCTGCGCTTCGGTGTACTGCTGGACAAAATCAGACGCAGCGACTTTCTGGTCGGGTTCAAGCTGCGGAGCGCGCTCATCGACGTACTGCATGTCGAGCTCAAAGTCAGCAGCTTCCTGAGCAGCCATCTCATCAAGGCCGCGCTCACGCATCTGAGCTTCTTCCTGACGCTGACTTAGCTGAGTACGAGCCGCACGTTTCCAGTCTTCAGTAAGGGGAATACGGCCAGTAGCCTGCTCGCGTACTCGCTCTGCCTGCCGGTCTACAAGCTGTTGACGCAATGCGGCACGGCGCTGCTCTTGTTCTGCTTCAAGGCGAGGTGCTTCTTGTGTAGCGATGCCTGTCTCAATAGCTTCGGTAATATCTGCTTGCACGCGCTGGCGCTGGCGGTCGCGCCGTCCTGCTTCTTCAAGCCCAATTCGCTCACGTTCAGCCTGAACCGCTTCAACTTGCTGCTCGGTAGCCTGCAGCTCACCACGCACGCGTTCAGAGAATGGGCCTACCCACTGGCCGGAGTAACGGTTTTCTACGTCTTGCAGTTGTTCTTCGGCTTGCTGGCGCTGCTGCGGGTCAGTGAGGTCAAGCCCCTCAAACCGGCGAGCAATGTTTTTAAAGTTCGCACGCACGCGATCTGGGCGGCGAGCCAACGCAGGCAGGCCAAATTCAGCAAGGCGCTCCTCGGTAAGAGTAACGGGCTGGACAGGAGTGCCAACCTCAAGCTCTTGCTGAGGGCCTCCAAAAGTTTCGCTTGCACGACGGCGTTGCTCTGCTGTTTCCACAGCTGCATCAGGTTGAGTTATCGTCGCCTCTGTAGGCGTTACTTGTGCTTGTGGGCGCACCGGAGCGCCAAACAAATCAGTCTCTACTGGTTGACCTTCTAACGCACTAATAGCTTCAGCGTCTGGCTCTACACCCAAGTCCAACGGTTGCTGACCGGGCACCGCAGCACGAGGGCGCGGTGCTTCTGTATCTATATCAGGTGCGCTTACATCAAACTCCGGCGGTTGCGTCGGTGCTGGGGCGGGAGGCTCTGGTTCTGTAGCACCTATGGTCGGCTCAAACCCCGGCAGAGGCAGCTGTGCATCATCTACGGGAGTAAACGGAGTCGGCTGTTGTAAGTCTTGTTGCCTCTGCTGCTCCTGCAAGTCAGCCTGTATTCGTCGCACAGTCTCGTCGCGTCGACCTTGCACCGCACCTAAAGGCCCACCTATACCAGCGCCAACTAACGCACCAAGACCGCCTTGAACACCAACACCGGATAACGGGTCAATGTCTTCTCCAGCTTCTATACCACTGATGTTTGAGATATAAGCCCCGGCACCTTCTTCGATGCCTTCCTGCGCAGCTTCACCTAACGCACCTTTTGCAAACCCCCGAGCGCCAGAAAATCTTTTTGCTGTTTGTCCAGCTTCAGCAAGATCATCTACAGTGCGGCCCACACGACCAACAACTCGTTCAATTTCACGAGCTCCGGGAATCAACGCCGTTGTTGCACCAGTAATGCCCATAGACTGAAGCGCATCAGATCGAGCAGCTTCGAGTGCCTGAGCCTTGGCATCCTCATCTGACAAACCTTGACTGGCCGCCTGCGCGTAAACACGGTCGTAAGTTTCCATGCCAACGTCGGTGGCTTGCATAGAAGCCCCTGCAGTCACACCACCAGCAAGACCAGCTCGGTTAGCTGCTTTATCAGCTGTTTCGCCAAGCAGTTTTTTGGCACCTGCGCGGGTTAGCACCGCACCTAGTTTTACTGGGCCGAGACCTAGCAGTTGCTCAGATACAAAATCAAAGCCCAGACTAGGGTATTCAGCTACAACGCTAGCAACTTCACCAAGCTGAGCGCCCAAGCCTTCCTCAGACACGTCCGCAAGGCGCCCCATACCAATCTCGCGGCGGGCTTGCAGTTGTTCACTCTGCATCTCTCGCAGTTTTTGCGCGTCTTCTCCAAAAGTTTCGCGCGCTGCAGCACCGAAGTCCTCAGCACCAAGGAGTGTAGCGCCACCGCCAATGAGAGAGCTGCCAACAAGATCAAGCCCGCCAGCAGCGGCACCCAACGCAGTGTCGCCTAAAGCACCAAATACTCCGCGAGATTCTTCTGCGGTTTCTTCTAGCTCGCGCTGCTGTTGGATTTGCTGAGTCTCTAACTGAGCGGCTTGAAGCTGAGCCTCCCGCCGAGAAAGCATTGTCGGAGACTCAAAGTCTATGGTGCGTCCGCTTGGCGATTTAAGCGAATACTTATATGCCACTAGAGTCCCCTTTAGGTGCCATAATTGCTTGGGTCATACTCAAAATTTTGCGCTGCGCTGCCAGTCCCCATAGCAGGAGCTAACTGTGCGTCAATCGCGTCAATCTGCCGTTGTAGTTCTGCGCTTGCTTCTTCGTCGCCGAGGCTTTCGGCAAGTTGATCCGCCAGTGTAGACCTAAAATCAATCAACGATTTTATCCGTGCCGCTTCTTCATCGGATATTCGATTTTCTATAGCAGCTTGAGCTGCGCGTTGTTTAAGGGCAGCCGTTTCTCGGGCGATGCCTAAGTCAATGACATCAGAGCTAATCTCACCCTGCCGTTGAGCAGCACGCTCCATCGCACTTTGATAGCCAGCCAGACCGCCAATGCCGCCCTCAGCAGCTGCGGACAAGAAGTCAGGGTCATCGCTTGCAGCCATCGTTAGACCAGCACGGATAAGCGCTTGGTTAATTGCGTCCTCACGAGAACCCTCACGAAGCTCTTGTCGCTCAGCCTGCAGGTCACGCATTAGCTCCGCTAGGCCGTCTTGTGCAACGGGCGTATCATCGGGCGTGTCATCGGGCGTTTTATCGCCAGTTGGTCCTGTAAATTGGTTCCTTTCGCCGCCCGGGCGTGCGGGGCTAGTGCCTTCACCTTGCGTCTCGGGTTCGTCTTCACTATCAAAAAACTCTTGAGTTTGCCGTGCAATTTGACCGTACCGGGACAGCTCTTCTGTAGGAACGCTTTCATCTGCTGACCGCCCGCGCCACTCTGGGCTCGTAAAGTCTATTCCAAAAAAGTTACTAAACACCCCTTCAGCAAGACCTTCTTCTTTCGCTTGCGCTGCAACTTTTTGGCGCGGAGACATGCCTTCATACGGGTCAGGGGCTTCGGGTTCTTCTTTTTCTTCAGAACCACCAAAAAGGCCACCAAACAGGCCACTAATCCCTTCCTCTTCTGCCTGCGCTGCGATTCGTTCGTAGCGAGACATTGGTCTATCTTCTTCAACAGGTGAATCTTCAATACTACCCAGCGATTCCGGCTGAGGGCTTGGCGTTGCGGGGCTAGTTTGCGCCCCAACTGCGTTATAAGACTGCAAGAAAGTCTCAAAGTCTACGTTAGGATCAGCTCTACGGAGGTCTTCAAGATTCGCCTCGTACATCTGTCGGGCGCGCTGTAGATCAATGTCTGCCATCTCACTTGAAGGGATTACGCCGCCTTCTTGGAAGCTCTTGCGCTGCCCGGTGCGAGGCATTTCCGTCTGCGGAGTGCCCGGAGGACAATACTTCTCACCCGTGCGAGAGTCTACGTAGCAAGCTTCTTCTTCGCCTTTGGCACGCCCTGTCTTGCCGCCTTTTGCAAAGCTAACAATGCCGCCTTCAGCCATCTCCATCGGACCCATAGGCACCTGTGTGATGCCGCCCATAATGTCTTCAGCTACTGACCTGTCACTTTGCGGGTTGGCCTGCGCACTGTCTTCGCGCATTTTTTTGCGCCGCTGCATTTCTGCTAGCACCAGATACTGAGGAGAAGACCCAGACTCCATAGTCTGCAGCAGTTGGCGGTCGGACAAATCTTTCAACGAGTCCTGCATCTTTACAATGTTCATACTTTAGCTCCCGCCACCTAGTGCATTATAGGCACCCAGACCTGCAAGACCAAGCCCTGCCACCTGTGTTCCTAAGCCAGCTGAAGGCGCACTTCTGATTGTCTCCTGCTGGACTGGCACCGGAATGCCTCGAAGCAGCGCATTATAAAACGCAAGCTGCTGGCGCTCATAGTCTCGGGCGTTAACAAAATCATTGTAAGCCTGATCAAGCTGAGCCTGCGCCATCTGCCGTTGTTCCTGCCCAACCGCCTGCTGTGCTTGGAGGCGAGCTTGTTCTAGCTGCTGTTCTGCTTGCCCAAGACCCTGCTGAGCCTGAGCGGTTGCCAGTGCAGTTTGAAGCCCTTCTTGACCATACTGAGCGGCGAACTGATTTGCCGCCTCCTGACTGGTAGCCACCTGCTGAGCCATATTTGCAGCGAACTGACGATCTTCCTCGGTCATCTGCTCGGCAGCTTGAGCGAACTGCTCTTGCTGCTGTCTGGCGGCTTCTTGCTGCTGCTGAGCGCTTAACCCCATCTGGGCTGCCTGCTGCTGCATCGCCTGCTCGGCACCGAACTGCTCGCGCCCCTGCTGGTACGCCTGCTGCATGCCAGTCGCTTCAATGTCAGCTAGACGGTCAAGATACTCAGACTCCATCTCGGCTTCACGCACACCAAACCGGCTACCGCCAAACGCACCAGCTTGAACGGCTTCAGCTGCAGTACCTGCACGGCTACGCGCAAACTCTTGCGCCGCTTCACGCTTTTGGGTGTCAATAACCTGACGCATGTACGGGTCCATGTACTGCTCGGCTGCGGCAGCATCAAAGGTGCCCGCCTCGTATCCGGGGTCAAACTGAGATGCTTGGTAGCCAGACTCATAAGGGCTTGCTTGGTACTGGGTGCCAAACTGCGTAGGGTCATAGCTTTGCTGAAGGGCAGACTGACCAACTTCACCTAACGTGGCTTCGGCCTGACCCAAAGACTCGGGGGCCTGCATACCAAGAATGCCCTGCTGGGCTTGTTCCTGTGCAGCGGAAAACTCCGCAATGCGGTCTCCACCATAGGGAGTGAATGGTTGAATAGACTCCTCTTGAGTCCTTGCCATCAGCTCCTTGTAGTACGGCTCTGCGTATTCAGGAAGGTTTGTTTGGTACGAAGTTGATTCGGTCGTACCGCCGCCACCACCGCCACTCATAGCGATACCTCTACAATTTTATATTTTTCAGTAAACCCAAACTTTGACTGCCAAAGTCGAGCTGCGGACTCACGTGCAGCGCCTTCTATTTTTGTAGCGCCGTAGGTTTTTAAAATATCTTGCACTTGCGAAAACACTTCAGGGGTTGTCATAAATTTACCTCCCACCGAAGTAAAAAACGCCACGCGGTCATTTGGTCGGCTGATAAACTCAACAGTAGCCGCGCCTGCAACCTTGTTATGCTCGTTAATTGCAACTAGCAGGTGCCACTGCCCGTTAGCCAAAAACACTTTAGCGTGCTCTGCATCATAGTCCCCTCGTGAGTGGCGTAGACCTGACACAATAAACGGAGCGGCCATCGGCCACACCTGCTGAGCGTTCTGCGTTAGCACCGGATGTATCTTCATTTAGGCATCATTTTACGCATATTTACTTGAGGGGCTTGAGATTCTTTTCCTGTCCGCGCCTCACGAATGCGGTCCATCATAGCGTAGAGCTCTTTAGCGCCTGCATCAGAAGACCCGTTGCCGATGTGGCTAACAACGTCTGCAGGGATTACAAACTCATTGCTACTCAGCGCAGCGGGCTGCTCACCGTCAATCGTAGCAGGAATATCGTCGCTCATGCCGTCACCGGGCAGCATGCCACCATCGAGGTAGCCACCTTCAGCCATGCCATAGCCTGTTTGCTGCATAGCTTCCTGATTACCTGCTCCTCTACGCAACTCACCTAAAAAACGCTGAAAATCAGGGTCGCTTTCAGACGTGTTAGACCCTTGCTTAGAGCCATCACGGCCTTGAATTGCTCGTATAACTTTACTAATCACGCCGCCTCCGCCGGGGGCATCCCCTGCTTTAGCTGCTTCTGCAATCTTATTGATGTTGCCGCCCATAAAATAACCCGGCACCTGTCCGCCTTCAGCCATGCCATAGCCTGTCTGCTGCATAGCCGCTTGATTACCCGCACCCTGTTGTAGAGCAGCGAGAAATTTAGACTCATTGGGTGTAGGCTGCCGTTCGGCCATTAAAGGCAGAGTAGGACCTGTTTGTGCTGGCGCACTGGCTAAAGACTGCAAACCGCCGCCTCCGTCGCCGTTACCACCCATGTTGGGCGCCCTAGAAGTGCCGTCGCGACCAATACCACGCTCAGACGCACTTAACGGAGCACCGGGGCCGTGGGGACCAAGCTGCTCAACGCCAGTGCCACGACTATCATGAGTCAAAGCGCCAATCACCCGCCCCGCCAAAGTCTTGCTGGCTATGTCTTTTAATGCGTTGCCAAAGTCGTCCATCGGGCTAATAACAGCAGCGCGGATTTTATCCGGGTCTAACTGAGGAGATTGCTGGACAGCGGCTGTACTACCGCCAGTCGCCGAACCACCAGAAGGACCCATTGAAGCGCCACGACGGCCATCAGCAGCATCTGGAGCACCGGGGGTGTCACGACCGGGACCGCCGCCACCGCCGCTAGAGCCACCACTGCCAGCGCGACCACCGCCACCGCGCCCAACATCAGACCCCGGCGCGCCGATACCACCGCCACGACGCAGATTTACAATCCCACCCTGATTGAACAAAGGCCCGCCGCCGAAGCCAGTAGGCATGGGGCGTCCAACCGCCGCATAGTTAGCACGGATGCGATCTTGTGCTTCTTTAAGCTCAGCCGCGCTTTCAGCGTCTGCGGCTTCCTGCCTATCTTTCATCTCATCTTGCGCACGCATCTGTGCCTGACCGCCTAAGCCAACAAAGCCAGCGGTAGCCGGAATTTTTGCCTGCTGCATAAACTGCCCACGTGCGGCTTCGTCGCGGAATACGTTTTGTAGTCCTTCACCCATCTGACCAATATCGGCGTATTGACTCTGCTGAAAAGCCTGCTGAGGGTTCAAAGTCATAGAGCCTGTGGTAGATGAAGGCGTGGTAGTTGCAAAGTCCGACCCGCTCGGAAACTGAGCGCTAGCCGAAGCCGATGGAGTTACAGAGGACATGGTTGTAGGCGCACCGCCAGCTGTCGGTGGGCCGGGCATTTGAGCAACGCTAGTTTCCGCCAAAGATGCAGTTGGTGCTTGCGTTGCAGCCTGCGTTCCTTGTCCTAAAGTGCTGAGAGGTCCAGTGCCAGAAAACGAAGGTTGCGCTGCAGATTGATTCGCTACACTAAAGCCAGTTGCAGTCCCGCCGCCAGCTCCAGACCCTTGAATCGCTGCGTCCATACCGGGACCTGTACCCCCCGCGCCTGCGCCAGCAGCCTGCCCTGCCTCGCTAGCACCACTTAACGCATTACCCAAGCCGCTCGCAGCGCCAGCCGTTAAACCGGAAAACAGACCGCGACGTAGTGGGTCGTCCATCCCGCGAAGCTCTGCTTCAGCAGCACCTAAAGCGCCAGCGGTTAGACCGGTCGCTAAAGCCCCGCCGCCAATACCTAACGCAGTACCAACCCCGCCAGCCAGTAACGGAGCAGCAAACGGTGCAAACAAAAACGCTTCGGGCAGCCCGGTGTCTGGGTTCGTGGTTAGGTTACGCCCCATTGTCTCGCGGGCCAGCGCGTTGAGCCCTGCCACCTCATCTTGGGAGACGTGCATCAACGTGTTATCGCCGTTGCGTCCTTTTTTTGCTAGGTCTTGAATGCCGCTCATAGGAAACCCCGAATATCAGTTTGTACGCATTGTATCAAGTTCTATCTATCTCAAGATAGGACAAATAAAAGTCAACGTCTGCTTGAGATGATTTAATAATAAGCTGATCCCCTGCCTCCATGACGCAAGACACGCCACTGAAAACGTCCATGACACTGTTCACAGGCAAAAAATGATTACTCAGCACCTTATACGCCGTAGCTTGCCCGACCGGCTGTACAGACACGTTCAGCAGTGTGCTTGCGCTGTCCGCGTTGGTGACGCGCAGTGACGACAGAATGGCCGTGTTTGCCTCGGGCACTGTATATAAGGTGATGTCAGTGTCGGCAGCGGGGGCGTCAAACTGGCGAAAATACTTGTTAGACATTGTTAGCCTCCGCAGACAAGAACGCTGCAGTTAATATCACTGACGGTATTTCTGGCCGTGTCGGGTTAGTTCTCCCCGCGTACCGCTCAATATAGACATCGGTGCTGTCAGACCACCATTTAAACTCAAGATACTCTGTGGCTGGGTCATTGACTGTAAAAATACCTGTAATGTTGGCAACCGTGTGCCCCCAGACACCCGTTGATTTTCTAACCGGCACGTCATACCGCGAGTTACTAAGCGGGTAGTTAACTCCTGTGTTTACAGCCCATAGCTCAAACTCATGCACCGCATTGTCTTGGTTGACCACTTGGCAGCTGATTGAAATTTCGTACTGGCCGGGGTAGTCAAAAAAGAGTTGATTGTCATTTTCAACTCGAATGCTAGACCCAAATATCGGTGTGTTTAACCGTACTGTATTGGCAACAGTTGTGCCTGCACTAGTCTGATCTGCGTTGTCCATAAACATGCCGTAAGGCAAGAGAATTCCAGCGCTGTCTTGAAACCCTCGAACATGCCCTGCAAACCCACCGCCTGCACTGGCACCCGACGACATCCACGAAAATGCAGCTTGGTTGTTCTCGCTAGTTACTGGCGTGTAGTTGGCATTGAGCTGACGAACGATCTGCTGCACCGCTTCTTTGAGCTGGTTGAAGTCTTGTGGCCTAAACTCTGTCGTAGTCGCAGACGCTGGTAGGCGGATATTAGTTATCTTACTCATCGACGACCATCCGGTTGGGTGTCAATTCGCGCATCACCGTATTTCCAAAAACTTCCTAAATCTTTGCTCTTAAGGCGAAGGGCAAGCTGACGGCCACGAATCCGAGTGTCTATTCGAGTTGTGTGCGGGCCAACATCGCCTATAGCTTCTTGAACAAAATCACTAAGCGGATAGTACTTTGTACGCATTCGCACGTTTACTTCGCCGGTGATAAAAAAGTCAGGCACAAAGCGGCGCACAAACATAAGACTGTCACCTTGCCCAAGGTCAAAGTCAGCAGACAGTATTGAAGATACAAGCGGGTCGCCGTCAGCGTCGTTGCCAATCTCGTGGTTGTACAAAAATCCGCAGCAATCAGAGGCTATAGCGTACTCAAGCGCGCCACGATCTACCCAAGACGTCCGCTCAAGGCGGCCTACCCACCACAGTTTATCAATTAAGTTGTAGCTAACGTACCGGGATGTTTCTTGGTTTATATCTACATCGGGATCGCTAACTCGGGCTTCGTCACTGTGCGTTCGTGCAATAGTCCCCCGAGCGCCGCGCGTACAGTTCAAAAACCGTGTGTCAGTCTTACCTTCATAATCAATTATTTCATCGCCGATTTGGATAGACCCTGCAGGGCGTGGAAAACTAGCTGTGGTCTCGACTAAAATTTCAGTTTGCGTACCATCAATGCCGCCGTTTAAGGCAGTGGGCTCAATTTCTTCGGTTGGGTAAAACCACATGATCTCGTGGTTTTCACGATCAAGTGCAGCAAACACTTTACTTTTCTGCTGAACATTAAGCCCATCAAAAACAAACCGCTGGACCGTGCAAGGCAGAATGCTTGTACCACCTTGAAAGACATAGAATGCGCTTTCGCCCATCCAGTAGACGACGTTGTTGTAAGCCGACCAGCCACGAGAGCTAACAATGCCCGAGGCGGTGCCAATTTGAGAAAACCCAAATGTAAACGGAGGGCCAATGTACTGCATTGATTCAACCGACTCGTCAGTCCAAACCATAATCTGACTGTCAGTATTAGCTGCTGCAATAATCTCTGTACCCGCAGTTAACAACTGCCCACCTGCTGTGTTGGTCGAGGTTGGCACCCAATCTGTAGGGTCTTCTTGTTGAGACCAGCGCACCTGCAACTTATCTATCGGCGTCGCAGCATTACTCTCGCCGGGCACATTAGAGCCGAAACACACTACATGGCGGTCTTTAGTGACCAAAACCAAGTTGACTTTGTGCGGGGCTTGGGTAATTTGCACCGCTCTTGCTGTGGGAGTTGTCGCATCCCAGCGATAAACACCGCCGCCCCTAAAGTTTAGAATTAAATCTTCGCCAAAGTTTTGAAACGACCATTGTCGAATGTCAATCGGCACGCCATCGCCCCTTGGGGTGCTCCACGCATCAACACTCCAAGCACCAGCACCCCAACCGTACTGGAAAGCCGAATCAGAATCGCCGGGGTTGATTTGATACTCAGCATCAAACTCGCCACCCCCAGCAGCGACAGATGATGTCGCAGAAGTATCTACTGTAAAAGTGTAAGTATCGCTGTCGATGACCTCGATCTGATGCTCAGCGTTAATCTCATCAGCAGGCACGCCGCCTACAGCGTCAGCACCAGAAATAGTTACAAAGGCTTCACTGTCTGCGCCGTGCGCGACATCGGTAACAGTAATTGTGGTAGAACCTGACGTTGTGGCTAGCGCGTCTGTCAGTGTGGATGACTTGCGCAGGGGGGTGATGTCAGTGAGCGCCCCACCCGATTCGAGGTAGACTTTAAACTCTGTGCCAAACGCGGTGAAAATCGTCCCATCAAGGGTGCGCCAAACAAAGCTGGCACGCGGAGTGCCTACAAGCCGTTGATCAATAAACTTCTGCCAGCCACCGATTTTCTCTGGCTTGCCCGACCGGAACCGAATTTTGTCCGAATCAATCCAGTCACCCTCTTGTGTGTAAGGAGTGTTCTCTTTGTTAACGCCGGGGCGAAAATTTAGTTCTTGATAGGCCATGACACATCTCCAGACAGTGACGCCAGTTTAGTCTTCGCTCGCCTCAACCTCAACGTCTTCGTCATGCGTAATGTGCAACCTTGACCCGTCAGAAACACTTACGGCCTGAACGTATAAAGCTCCGCCGTTGACTGACATTTCAAACTTTACGCCGTGGTACCAAAATTCGTCTCCTTCGAGGAGACTACCCGCATCAACTTCAATCATTGTTCTCTCTTAGTTTTAACAGTCTTTCTTTACGCTTAACTACAAGCGCCTCATACTCATCGTCGGGAAAAGCCGAATAGTAGCCAAGCTGCTTGAGTCTGTCGCTGGCTTCTACAAGGGGCTCTAGCTCCTGCATAAAGATCATACAGTATGGGTCGTCAATGTCGCTTTCCCACACGTTATCCGTTAGGAACTCAAGCTCAGCATCTTCTGGGCCGTAGTCTGGGTGAAACTGCATGCAATGCACATCGGGGAACGTGCTATTAAGGGCGTCGACGAACTCGTTAAACTCGTCAATGTCAGGTATTGCATAAGATGCAACAACTACAACGTCTTTGCCCATACTGCTGAACGAAGAGCATGTGCCCATAGCGTCTGCATAGATATAGTCAGTCTCGATAACAGCAACTGCATCGTTCCGCCATGCTTGTTTGGCATGAGGGCAGGCGGGGAAGCCATTTAAGTGCTTGTTAGGTACCTCAAGAACTTCACGCGACCACCGTCGCACATCAGACTCGATACTCATTTAATTGGTCCGCCGCTAATCCACGCACGGCATGTACGATCCGCAGCGCATTTAAAGCCAAACAGCTGGCAGTAGCCCAAGTCAGCAGCTTCTAGCGTGCGTGCTCGGTTGTTTGCCATGTGTTCCGCCCCTTCTTCGGGGTAATCTTCGTCAAGACCAATGTGATCTCGCATGCACTGCATCATTTTTGGGGTCTGCACAAACGCAGCGCAGTTACCGCACCGGGATGTTTTAGCTTGTTCAGGTGTAATGCCCCAAAGGTCAGCAACACCCTGCCAAAAATCTTCATTCGGCGCATCAGGGTTCATAGGACCATAGTCGTATTTTTTGATAGCGATGTTTCGGTTTTTGGTGTTGAGCTTTACATCAGTCACTGGTTTAGGACAGCTCTTGCCATCTTTGTAGCCGTTTACGAGCGCCTCGCCAATTTTTCTGCCTCTGTTATTAACGGCCATTAGACTTAATCCTTTTTCTTGGCTGTCTTCGCCGAGCGCTTGAACGCTTTGTTAGTCGGCGCACCTTTTGAGCCGGGCTTTCTCATCTTCTCGCCTGAGCCCGCTTTAATGCGCTTACGTTTTTGGTGGATGTTTTTGTAAAGTCCGTCTTTAGGCATTAGTATCTCCTAGCAATCCCAAGCTCGGCGGCTCCAGTAGTTCGCACTAAACTTATCGTTCTTCCCCTTGATCCCACCGCTGCGCGCGCAGTATGACTTTTTACGCTCGGGCTGATCTTTCTTAATGCTCATACTTGGGCTGCCAAAGTTGACTTTCTTTACCTGATCGCCCTTCTTCGCGAGCACAGTAAACTTGCTTGACTTGCCTCCGCCACGTTTAGGCTTATTGTACCCGGAGAAGGTCTCTCCACGATACTTGAGCTTGCCATTTTCGCGTTTTACATCCTTTGTGGTAGCCATGTCAGTCCTCCAACATCTCCGGGGTGACAACTAGCCGCCCCACATCACCATGCTTTGCATGGTACGTAATTACTTGCGCTTGCCTAGCTGAGCTGTAGCCGTGCCGTGAAGCGTATGCGTCTCTAGCTGATAGTGTGCCGTGCTGTTCTATTTGCATCAGCGCTGTTTCTTTCATCAACCTATGGTGTAAATGCCCAGAGTGGCAGTACGACAGCGTGGTACGCCCAAACATCGCCCGAAACTCAGCAGCCATAGCCCGGTCAATCTCATCGACTTTCTTTAAGTGCCCGTGCTGGAAAAACAAAGAAGTTGCGCCGTGTTCAACCGCGTAAAACGAAGCAGGCGATGTGTCGATAAACAGTCTCGGGTTGTCTCGGTAACGATCAGCAAAAGACTCCCGCAGCCATATCTCAGACACCGGGTCATGGTTGCCGTCGGCCATTATTACTTCGACTGTCAAATACTTAGCCAGCAGCATTTCAATGATGCGGCGTGTGATCCTAATGCCTGTTCGCACCAGTTTGGCAAAACGAGTATCAGTGTCGAGCTGATGCCCGCTCGCTGGAGTTACAGAGTCAATGCCGTCGTAGTGCAAGAAGTCACCAAGCTGGGCAAAAACCGCACGCTGGGCTGGGCGCGCATTTTCAATCGCGTAGGCAAAATAGTTTATAATCATCGTCTCAGCAAGATCGGTGTCCCAATCCTCACCGGTCTCTTCGCCCCACGCCAGCATGCCAATGTGGGCATCAGTCAGCACAAACAAATTTAGCAGGTCGTTCTTCTTAACTTTGGGTTTCTTAATAGTAGGAGCGGCGGGGATGTCTTCTTTAAGCGCGTCAATGGCTTGTTTCATCGCCTCGAACTGCGCTTGCTTGTCGCGGTCAGTCTTGTACCACTCTAGCTTTTGCTCGCCCGTTTCTGGGTTCCACAGCACCGAGCGGCCTTTAAACAGCTCGTCATCGCGTTGTCTGGGAGGCGCATCTTGGTTTTTTTGGGCGAGATATTCTTCGCTATACCTGCGCTCGTTGCTTCGGCCTTCGCGGTGGTATTTAAGCCGAGTCGTAATTGTTCGCTTGTTGAGGCCTAATAAAGCCGCTGCGCCAGCTTGTGAGCCGGTTTGATCTATCGCCGCTAGAATCTGATCAATCGTAAAGCCCTTTGGCCCTGACTTGTTCATTTTTATCCTTTTTTGCGCAGTTCGCCCGCTATTTTTTCTCCCGAGCGCCCTAATACATACCCGCCGAGACCTATTTGAATTAGGCTCCACAGCTGGTCAGGCATCTCAAGCACAAGCCCTGCCTTAAAAAATAGATCAAGGTAGGGAGCAAGGATGTAGTTATTAGCCACAATCGCAACAAAAGTCAACATTGTGATGGGCCGCCAAGCACTTGTAACCCAATGTTTTGAGCTTGCTTCAGCGACTACAACATCGCGCGCGACTTTCTGAGCAGTTTGTTCGTGCTCAAGCATAGCGATACGCAGCTCCTGCGCTGCCTTGGCCGCTTGGTCTTTGTCTTCAAAAAACCGACCGAGCACGTTATCAACCGCCGTGCCAAGCCCTGCACCCAATAGCTCTTTAATCATTACAAGCTCCTGTTATCCCAACGAGCCGGACCATCTGTGCGCGTGTCAATGTGCGTAAAACTGTTGTAAGCCCCAATACTTGCGCTGGGGTACTCACGAGCAACCCAATCATACACTTCCTGTGGGTCTGTGTTTGACACTTTGATGTCAGCGGCACGTGCAGATTTGTGCTGGCTATTCGGTGAACCGCCAATCCGTGCATTATGTTTTTCGCAACGGCAACCGCTGGTCACGACGACAGGTCCAAAGTTTTCACGTACAGCATTTAGTATCTCAAGGGTAGAGGTATCGACCGTATCAAAGCCACAGCCGCACTGGCAGGCAAACTCTGAGCGAGAAAAGTAAGGAGAAAAACTATCAGTCATTATAGCGCTGTCCGCAGGCTCCAAACCGCTAAGGAAACAACACCACCTATAACAATCCAGACGATCTTTTCGCCAATTCGCACTGTGTTAGTTTTGGTCGCGAGCTTCTTCTCAAGCTCTGTCACGCGCTCAATAACTTTTTGTTGGTTCGTATCGTAGTTGTCCATACGGTTAAATAAAGTGACCATGCGTTCTTCCATACGAGCAAGACTCACCACAGCATCGGAGAGTTTATCGAGTTTTTGCTCAATCCGTGTGAGGCGGTCTTCGTTCATGGTTCGGTCCTTTACTTCTTTGAGGCTTTGATCGCACGGCCTTGCCGAGCTGCTTTTGCTTTACCGTTGTTGGTGTAACACTTGCCAGACTTACCCCACTTGTAGCCCGACTTGCCGTTTTTTGTGCAGCGCTGGACTGGCATGGTTACTCAACGACAATTTCGCCAGAGGTGGTCAAGGTCCCGTCTGAGGCCACTGTAAGAACGTCGCCAGAAGCACTGCTGAAATAAAGTACGCCTGACTCTTCTCGAACGGACCAAGTGGAGCCAAGAGCAATAGCACTAGCAGCAGACGCTACTACAGCTTTATTTGCAGCTAGCGTGCCGGGAGCAGCGCCGTCGAGGTAGTTAATCTCAGTGGCAGAGGCGGTTACGCCGTCTAGAGTATTTAGCTCGCTCGTCGTGGCAGTGATACCGTCGAGGATGTTAATTTCTTCTGTTGAGGCAGTTACGCCGTCGAGAATGTTCAGCTCCGCCGTCGAGGCGGTTACGCCGTCGAGAATGTTAATTTCTTCTGTTGAGGCAGTTACGCCGTCGAGAATGTTGAGTTCTGAAGCGCTCGCAGTAATCTCAACGCCGTCAAGAATAAGCGAGCCGACCGCTAAGTTCTCGGTTAAGTCAGTAACCGCCGCACCGCCGCCTGCCCCGTCGCAGTAGACGATCTTTTTAGTGCCTGCGGGCACCGTGACATCGCCACCCGAGCCTTGTGTGATGACAACTGACTGGTCAGTCGCATTGTTGATAAAGTAGAGCTTCTGCATGTCGTCAGGATTGACAGTCACCGTAGAAGTCGCACCCGGAGAGCCCGTGAACTCAACGACCATGTGACGCCCGTTTGAGGTAGCGCCGTCTGTCACAGTAAGATTAGAGCTAGTTAAGCCGGTAAGGTTAATTGAAACAACACCCGCAACCATCTCTTCCATCAATCGCCAGTTCGTGTTGGTCGTCAGTCCCCACGTGTTTGACTGTTCGCCAATACCAATTAACTCAATGCCAGCGTCTGTATATGTACTTGCCATGTCCGTGCCTCGTTACGCGGATATTTTTTGCCAGCTATCTGAGGTGTCTGGCTCAACTTGTTGCCAGTTTACACTAGCGGATGGTTTAATTTCGCCCCACGTGAACACTCTATTGGCTACGCCAAAACCAACAACGCCGTCAGGCACCACTACTGCTTTGGCGATAACTTCAACGGTGCCTAGCGCAGAAGCGGCGGAGACGCCGGTAACGCCTACATCGGCAGCGGCTTTAACCTCGGTGATTCCTAGCGCAGCCTGAGCCTGAACGCCAGTCAACGTGAGGTTAGCATCAGCAACAGTCTGAACCGTGCCAACTTCGCTTTGGGCTGACGCTCCGCCGGGGAAGACAACCGCTTCTGCGATGACTACTTCTTGGCCCAGCGCGCTTGTTGCTTGCACGCCTGCCAGCTGCACATTAGCTTCAGATACAATAACCGGGTCGCCGGTCTCTCCTGCGGCGGCCACACCAGTAGGCTCTACAACGGCTTCGGCGATTACTGTTTCTTGGCCCAGCGATCCTACTGCTTGTACGCCAGTTGGCAATACAACGGCTTCGGCAATAACTTCTTCTTGTCCAAGCTCGCCTGTCGCCTGCACGCCCGTGGGCTCTACAACGGCTTCAGCAATTACTTCTTCTTGGCCTAGAACTCCTGCACTCTGCACGCCTGTGGGGAGCACTATTGCTTCTGCAATAACGGTTTCGTCGCCAAGCGCTGTATTAGCAGAAAGCCCTGTTACGCTGAGAATGTTGTTAGTGATAAGATCAACTGGCTCGGCTGCGCCTGTAGCAGCGACACCTGTAGGCAGCACATTAGCTTCAGCCAGTATAGTTTCATCGCCAAGCTCAGTTGTGCCTTGCACACCAGTCAGTGTGAAATTGGACTCAGCAATAACTGTTTCTTGGCCGGTTTGCCCTGTTGCCTGAACGCCTGTAGGCAGAGCAACTGCCTGAGCAATTACAGTTTCTTGACCAACAGCTCCACTTGCCGCAGTTCCCGTAACGGAAACTGTGACGTTAACAACAACGTCTCCGACATCAGAGAACGCCGCCGCAGAAAATGGAGACGAGCTGAACATTTAGCTATTCAGGCTTCACCGGCCAATCAATCGTGTCGGGGAACCCTGCCTGTGCTGTGATATCCCGAAGCCCTTGGCGGTAGGTCTGCCAATCAGTAGGCACCGGGTTGCCTGTGTCCGTAGCGCGTATCGTTATCCAGTCGGACTCGGTGAGTAGGCGGTCACGTTTGGCTCGGGCGTTACGCGCCAAGACTACATAACCCGGTATCCATTCCAGATTTTCTTCGTCCCATTCTGCGTTGTCGTCGGGCTTGGCAACTGGAGCCACCCATTCATTTGTCTCCTCGTCATACGTCCATGACGGATAAGGCTGCTCAGGCTTCTCCGGCGGGATGTCCTCAAACACCCACTGTCCGTTGTCCCATTTAGCGCGTTGGCCTTCGGGGGCAGTCGGTGCTGGCTCGTCAATGCAACCGCCGGGGATCAAATAAACGTCAGGCTCAAGCGGTGATGGGTCAGCCGTGGTGACTCCAACAAAGTAGCCGTCTTTATCTAATTGAGATACTTGTTTCATGTTATCACCTTAGTATTTAATGCACGCCAGCAGGGCGATGTTGCGGGGACGTGTTTCTGCATCAGTGCGCGGCGAGCCGTTACCTCCCTCCTCTTTCGGGCCTCTAATACTCTGTGTCCCAAAGCTAGAACCGCCACCATTTGCACCTCGGCCAAAAGAAGCCCCTACATTGAAGTCAAGTGTATACCTGTTTACTGGGGTGGCAGTTGAGAACTGCATTTTATGTCCGTGGTTTTGAAAAGCATCCCCCTGCGCTGTTCCAAAACTACGCCCACTATCAGCCCCGCGTCCATCGTCCCAACCACGGAGGAACTCACCACGCAGGTCGGGCAAATCAAAAGTCGTTGAGCCATCACCAGCGCCGAACGTCGTGCCAATCGCGGAAAACAAATCTGAATAGGTTGAGCGGCTGACCTCCGCGCCGTTGGCTTTTAAGAAACCATCAGGTGCGGTGTCCATTGCGAAATACTGGACTGCGCCAGAAGGGACGTTACTAGCAGCAATTATCTGTGTGCTCCCATCAGGAAACTCTACGCCCGTGGATTTTAACTTAGTCGGCATTGGCCTTACCTCTTACCTTCAAGCTCATCGACACGCGCCGAGAGTGTTTTAATCGCTTCAATCAGCATGGGTACTAACTTTTCATACTGTACTGTTAAATACTCATCTGAAATTGGTGCAGTTTTAACCGCTTCTGGTAATACATTTTGCACTGATTGTGCCGAAACGCCAACCATTCGTTTGCGCTCGTAGCCAAGCTTAACTGCCGTGTCATTGGGCTCATAGTAAAACCCTTCTAGCAAGTTTACCTTATCGAGCGCGTCTGTTACCACGCCTAGTTTAGTCTTGAGCCGGTCATCTGAAAAGTGCGCAGTGATGTCGCCAGTAGCTCGGATTTCACCAGACGTGCCAGAGGGCGACGTGCCAACGCCGAGGGAGTCAACAGAAAAATCATTGACACCCAACGACTCCCACTTCGTGCCGTCGTACTCATACGTAATGTCACCGACGGTGAACGTCTGGCCGTTAGTGGGACTGTTTGGAAAGTTAATAGCCATATTTGCACCTTAGATTGGGTACCTTATGATAACGATGCCGGAGCCGCCGTTGGCACCCGATTGCCCTGTTCCTCCACCACCTTCTCCGCCGTTTCCGGTATTTGCAGCGGCAGCGGTAGGTGTAAACCCAAAACGTGAACGCCCCTGTCCCCCTACCGCATACGTCACGGCAGTGTTAGTAATAGAAGATGTAATACCTGCGCCGCCAGCGCCATTACTGTCAACGTTTGCAGGTTGACTGCCCGCTCCGCCAGCGCCACCGCCGCCACCCGAGGAACAGGTGGTGTTTCCGACTGTTCCTCTACCGATAGCGCCACTATTTCCTTGCCCAGCCACCCCTGTTCCAGCGTTTCTGTTTGTCCCCGGTGCTCCTGCACCAGAGCCGCCTGCATTGCCACTTCCAAAAGCGTTTGCACCACCACCACCAATCGCAATTAAACTCCCAAAAGTAGAGTCGCCGCCATTCGCACCGTTCCCCGCTCCACCTGTGCCAACAACAACCGCTTGCGCCCCAACTGAAGTGTTTACACTCCCTTGCAAAACCCCGCCAGCGCCGCCACCGCCACCGCCCACGTTAGCGCCACCGTTTCCACCTCCACCACCACCGGCGACAACAAGGTACTCAACTTCACCTTCCCCCGAAAGAACTTCAAATGTTCCAGAAGAGGTAAACGTATGAACCCGATAATCAACCCCGCCGTCAGTAATATCAGTGACAGTGCCACCTGTGGCAGTAATCCCGGTGCTAAAAACAATCTCCCCATCTATGTAGGCTTTTTTTATCGCAGTGCTGCCCACGTAGATTTTACCGATGCTTGTTGAGCCTACCTTAAACGGCATCGTTATTCCTCAATCAAGTACAAGACGCCCGCCGTGGGGGGACTTAGAGCGTCATACTGGGCCTGAGTAAGAACTGTAAACGTAGCATCCGCACCATCCGCACCATCCGCACCATCCGCACCATCCGCACCATCCGCACCTTTCAGGGCAGGAGTAGCAGGGACCCACTGAGATGAGTCTGCGTCTGTGTAGTAGACGTATAGAACGCCGCCTGACGAGTCCCACCACAGCGTGCCGTCAGACGGAGAACTGGGAGGAGTGTCTGAGGTTGTAATGGGAACGGACGACACAGAAGCGGAATTGACGCTCGTGATATGCCCATAAGTATCAAGCGTGATATCTTGAACAAACGTATTGCCAGAATTATTCACCGAGCCCTGTGACGACGTGTCAGCGTGGTTTAGCGTGACGTTGCCTGTGCCGCCGCCGGTGAGACCAGAACCTGCAGTGATCGTCTGGTCAGCAGTTGCGCTTGACTCTATTCCGTCTAGTTTTGAGCCGTCCGAGGCAATGTCTCGACCATCAACAGTGCCTGTAACTGAGATGTTGCCATTAACTGTGGCCCCGCCAACAGTGATACTGTTCGTCGTACTCGCCCCACGATCCGTCACGGAGTCAAGGGTGTCCGATTCTGACGTTAAATACCCAGCGTCGTTATTAAACCCTGAGATGGCAATACTGCCCTTAGACAGTTTGTGCTGAGAGCCATCAGCTGAGTCAACGACAGCGAAGAAATCACCGTCTGAGTTGCTTGTCGACGACCCAAGCTCATTGAGGTCAACATTAAGACTAATCGTGCCCGAACTAGTAACTGTGCCCCCGCCGCTCAGGCCAGTTCCCGCAGATACCGCGACGCTTGTCACTGTGCCGGTAGTCGTGCTGTACCCAAACGACTCAATTCGATCATTAACCGCAGCAGCAGTCATGATTATTGTGTTGCTATCGCTAAACCCTTCAGCGCTTGTCTGTAAAGCAGAGCCTGCGAAGTTACTCGTGCCAAGCCCACTAATTGTAGAACCCGTGTGGTTGTGGCTGTCGTCGTTAACCGACACCACGATAGAATCGCGCCCAGAGCCTGTGACGTCTCCGCTCAGCGAAATCGTGTCGTTCTGAGTTAGGTAGCCGACGTCGTTATTAAACCCGCCGACATTGATGTCCGTCTTGTTTAGCTTGTGCTGTCCACCAACATCGTCCACGACCACGAAAAAGTCACCATCTGCATCAGTGACTGAAGAAGAGAGCTGGTCAAGATCGACCGAAAATGTGCGGTCCGCACTTAAGTTACCGCCCCCGCTAAGCCCAGTGCCTGTGGTGATCGAACGAGATGTTGGGACTTTACCGTCCAACGCACTCTGCAGCCCATCGACATTTGAGATGATGTGATTATGGCTATCGTCTTGGACTGTAACAGCAATGCTCGTCGTTCCTGAGCCTGTCACGTCGCCAGAAAGCGTAATCGTGTCGTTGCCGCTGGTGTAGCCAGCGTCGTTGTTGAACTCCGATACGTTAATGTCAGATTTGTTGAGCTTGTGCTGGCCGTTGGCATCGTCAACTACGACGAAAAAGTCGCCGTCGGCATTGCTCGTAGAGGTAGTCAGCTCTGAGAGATCAAGATTAACCGTCGTTCCCGAGACATCAATAGCAGTCCCCGCTACAGGAGATTGAGTGTCCGCAGATAACGTAGTCCCCGACAATGTCAGGTTAGAACCAACCGTCAACCACTCAGTGCTGGCCGCCGAGTTATCGTAGAACAGAATGCGGTCCGCACCGGGGTCCGTTAAGTCTTCAATGCCAAGCTTATCAAGGCTAAACTCAGTGCCAGTCAAATCAAGGCCAGTGCCTGCGGAGTAGACCGCTGTAGCAGCCACCTGAGAAAACGTAATGTTTGTAGTGCCGAAAGTAATTGTGCCTTCAACGGTGCAAACATACAGCTCGCCCGCTCCGGTATCACCTTCGGTGACAAAAAACGCATCGCCCTGACCCAGTGCGTCCGGGTCACTGGGGCCGTAAGAGTCAGTATCCGTTGTTCTAGTCAGGACCCAGTTAGTAGACACAGACCCAGTGTCAGTAACTTCGTAAACGCCGTTTTCCGTGGCATCCGTCTGATTGTAGATTAGAACGCGATCACCAACGTCTAGCGTAACTCCGTCAATAACAAGCGCTGCTTGCGTGCCCGCATTAGTCAGCGTCGCCCCCACCCCACTAGTACCGTTATCGTAGGTAGCGTTAATGTTGCCTTCTGAATCAGGCGTCTCTACACGGACAGGGTTATGGTAGTGAATACCCGCAGATGCAATAGTGTCAACGTAGTGCTTGTTGGCAATCTGTGTAGCAGTGGTGGGCTGGTTAGCCACCGTGCCCGAGGTCATTGCAACGCTATCAAACGTGGTCGCAGGAACTACGCCGGACTCATCTTTGTAAACCGACTTATCCGCTGGATATACGACGTATACATCTTTAGTGCCAGCAGAGAAATTAACGAGCGAGCCGCTGTTTGACGAGGCCAGAACCGTATCTCGGCTCAGCGTGTCCGTGGACAGCGTGTAGGTGCCAATACCAACTTCAAACTCACTGCCAAGCGCAGACGAGATAGCGTAATACGTAGTATTGCCATCACCAACAGCATCAGCGAAGCCAGTAAAACCAGTGGCCGCGCCGTTAAGCGTTACATTGCCCGTGCCCGTTGTGTTCGTCGTCTCTTTGACGCGATCTGCTAACACCAAAGCCATAAGGGTTCTCCTTAAGCGATACGAATGATGGCGTTGGAAGCGTCAGCTGTCGGGAACTGAATTGTAAAGTCACCGTTGGTTGAGGTTTTATCGCCACCAAAATCAAGCACAGCAACAGCTGCATCAGACTCGGTCGAGTTGTAGATCAAAGCACCTGCAGCGGTGATGGTTGCCGAGCTAAACGTCGTGTCAGCGAAATCGGTGAACGCAGTTGTGCCTGATGACGTTGGGTTTACATTGGTCAGCGTGTTGCCACCTGACGTGTAGCCGGTTCCCGAAACTTCATTAGTTGTCGAAAACGCCGTTGTAGTCGCGTCAAGCGAGGCCGAGCTAGTAAACAGCGCGAGTTTAAAAGTATCGCCCGTCGTACGGAAATCATGAATGCCTTCAAGAAGTTCTTTCTTGAAGCTTGTGCACATTGCCTGAGTAATAGCCATGTCAAAGTCTCCAGATCATGTCAGCCAAATCAGAATGGCCCGATGAGTGTAAGGCTGCACGAACAGTTGTTCTGTCGCTTTTCGCGGCCTGTTGCATATATTGTACCAGCAGATTGCGGATACGCCCCTTAAAAACGTGAGCCTGCTCACGCAGCACTGGGTCAGCATCATTTGATACCGACACAATTTTTTCTACCGCTTGATCGGCAAGTTCTTCCGGGGTAAACCCTCGGTTGTTCGTTGTAGCAACCTTTACGTCAAAAGGTTTATTGCCTACGTGAACCTCAAACATTAGTCTTTACTCCGGCGGTAAAAATCTAGTCCTTCGGCAGCTTGAGCATAACCGTTTAATGTGCTCAACGCTTGAGTGAACCTTTGGTCGTAGGCGCTAATCATGTCTGACTCGCCTTTCATAAAGATGTAAGCTTCCACTAACGAGCCGTACAACATTACAGTAGAAGCATTCTCGCTTAGCCATGTCACGCCCGAGGGCTCATCAACAAGCGAAACCGGACGGTAAAAATAATGCAGTTCAGCGTTGTAGCTGTTATCCGGCGTTGGCGCGACAATAAAATTGTCCAGATCAAAGTCAGCGTAGTAGCGAGGAAACTCAGTCTCACTCGCATCGGGCCAAAACTCCTGAATAAAATTTGTGTCTTTGTTTAGCAAAAACTCTTTGCTGTCTCCCGAACCAATCGACAGGGAAAACGAATACAACCAATCCGTAGGCTTGGGTACGTACTTATTGCCCGCTACAATGTTTGTCTCGGCATTTTTACGAAACACTTCAAGCGGAACAGACTTAAGGATTCGCTCTTCGGCAGTTTCTATAAAACGATCAAGGTTGTTAACGAACGTTGTTTCTGTGTTGTCCGTGTAATCCTGAATCGCCTGCCGCAACGTTGTATAAGTATAACCAGCCATTAGGGCAACCTATCTAAAAAGTCATCGTACTCGGTCGTGTCGACCGGCGGCTCTTCTCGCGCTGGCCGTGCATGGCGTAGCGCTTCTGCGTCTGCTTTAGCAAACGGCGGCTCTAACTGCGGGTGCTTGGACTCATAGCACTCAGGACATACACGTGAGCCATTCCACTCTTCGCGAATCTGAAGGTACTTATACTCAAACCCGCAACGATCACAGAGGGCAAGAGCGTATTTACCTGAAGCAAAGTTACCCACGATCAGTACCCGTAAGAACGAAAGCTGGGTCGTATGTGGAGCGAGCCCCGCTCACTATCTTCGTCCGCCGCACGAGCAAAGTCTTCCTCGTACACAGCTTTCATAGCCTGCGCGCGTTCAGGCGCAGACTTCATCGCCAGATAATACGCCAGCCCCGTGACCATAGGCGGAATAAACCGACTCGGCACATCGACATCATTAGTCAGCGTGTTGGCATCCTGAATCCGTTGAATGCGATAACTAATCACCGCGTCCGTATTGTTCTCAGGTGTCGGCCAAACATAAAAGCTAGGCACCGCTGTGCGCTCAACATAAATCTGCGTAGGGCGTCCGGTCTGCTCTTTTTGAGGCAGGTTCAGGTAATCCTCTCGCGTAATCCGCTCAAGCGTAAAATCAGTGCCGTCCCGGCGGACGACTGACTCAAGCACGTCGATGTCCTCGACGTTCATCTGGTACTGACGTTGTCCCTGAACCATCGGTTCTGTGGCCTGTGCAACTTTCCAAAGGTTAACCCCTCGGTTAGTCCAGTCCTGAAACATCACATTGAGGCTACGCCGTGCTTTACGTGCGTCATACCCCGTGCGCATTTCAAGACCGAGGAGCTCGTAAGCCTCCTCGATCACATCGGAAACGTCAAGCTTGAAGTCAGTGGTGCCGCTAGTAGACATTAGTACATTTTAGCCTTGCGTAAGCCTTTAGTCTCAACGCCTGCGCCTTTAATTTTGGCTTTGGGTTTAGACTTGGACTTGGAACCATTTTTATCAACCTTACCGCCACGTTTCATGGCACGGCGAGGGCCTTGCCTTTGGCCTTGACCGCCGCCTCGTGCACGGCGAGGGCCTTTAACCGCTTGTTGGTTTTTCTTTTCTTCTTCGTCGTCGGTTAGATTTTTAGCAACAGCCATAAGCCCGCCGCCGTCGCGCATAAGCTCTGCTATCTCGCCTTCGCCCGTTACCATCGCTCCAAGGGGGGATATATCACCTACTTTCATGGCAGACTCCTAGTAAATCTTAGCCTTACGCACGCCCTGAGTCGCAGCGCCCACGCCTTTAGCTTTACCGTTGCCTGAAGACTTCTTGTCTACTTTGCCACCGCGCATCATCTTTTTCTTGCCGTTGGTCATGCCACCGCGCATCATCTTTTTCTTGTCGTCGTCACCAGCCATGCCGCCACGAGCCATTTTCTTTTTGGTCATGCCGCCACGCGCCATTTTCTTTTTCTTGTCATCATCACTAGCCATGCCGCCACGCGCCATTTTTTTCTTGCTGGCGTTTTTGTTCTCGTCGTCCATTTTGTCGCCACGAGTCATCTGCATATTCATGTTTGAGCGATTCACTTTGCCACCTCTTTTGTAGCCCGCGCTTTTGCGCTTTTCGTAAGCGTCCGCAGCCAAATTTTGAATGCGGTCCATAAGTTCGTTTGCACGTTTGTCGTTGCCAGCATCTCGTTGACGCTTCATCTGCTTCTGCAAACTTTCAATTTCTTGCTGCTCCGCCGCATCAGGGCGGCTGCGGCTTTTACTAGACTTACCTATCGGCATTGATAGCTCCCTCTAGTAGTAGAAAAACGTCGCGGACGTAACATTGGTCAACGCGACATAAGGGTTGGCCTCGCAACGGATAGGGGTGTAGTAAAACTCCACACCGTGAGCGGACTCATCTGCGGGGGTAGCTAATTCCAAAAGAACAGGGCCAGTAGCTCCACCATCTCGAATTACAATGCTACCTGCAGTGCCACTTGCTACGAAATACAACGTCGCAATACGAGCAGGACCGCCAAAAACATCGCCTGATGCCGTTAGCGTTGTCGCCTTACCATCTGAGTGCATGCCTGCCATGATGGCCTCCTATTAACCAGCGGAGACCGTAAGCACGCCAGCGTCACTGTACAACTGTCCCGCAACGCCCGGATCAGTCGTTGGGAGATCAGAAATGATAATGGTGGTGCCATCAATCGTGACGGTGCCAGTCGTGGTGAGATCAGTAGCAGTTACGCTACCAGTAACGTCGCCCTCGAAACCGTTGTCAGAACGGACTGGGCC